ATAAAATCTTGGCGAGATATCCAACCAATAATAAAAAACTTACCACCATCATGTGGCAACTGTTTGTCTCCGACAAACTTAACTAACAGTGCAATGCTTGCACTAAAGTCTTCGATCTTGTTAAAGATTAAACTATCTAGCGTTGAGGTTTTGACTGCGATCGTGTTTCCCAAATGTGAAACGAGATCGAAACCGACGTCGCCACCAGCCGTAACCGAATCATCGGTCGGAATCTGAAGTGTCTTAGCGACCACCACCTCACCAAGCCGACCCATAAGATTAACGGAATAAGAAGAATTGTTACGGTCAAATTTTTTATCCACCACATCATGCTGTCTTTTCTTCTCCCTTACTCGGTGTACAAATCGTAATGAATCTATTATCTCATCTTCGGTTAGTGTTACTTCTATTGCCATTGGCGCATCGTCCTTGCTCTATGCAAGTCTGCGGTGGTGTTATACAAAGTCATGTGGCTTGGCTCTACTGCCAAGCTAATAAATTCTTCTGCTGTTGGGTCAGCCTTAGCGTGACGATTCTTTACAACAGCTACTCGGTATGTATTGCTACTGCTATCTAGTGCAACAGTAAGTGCCAACTCTGGTAGTGCAGCTGGCTTACCCATCAACGCCTTACGTGGCGGTGGGAAGTTAGGTGTAGACATCTTCTCGTTCTCACTAACGTGGTGCAATACAATAAATGCTGACTCGTATTCACGAGCCATGTAGTGGAAGGCAGACATCGAATCACGAATGGCTGTCCATTCATTGTCGCTAGTTGTTGCTACGTTCATTAAGTTATCAACGAAGACTGCTGTCGGAGCACAACCATACAGTTCTACATAAGCTTCAATCTCTTCTTCAATGTCTTGAAGAGAAGGCGAAGGATCAAATGAGAATCTAATATGGTTGGCTCCTTCAGCAAGAGCATCTTCAAGAAGCACACTTGCTTCTGAATCCATCATGCGTTCTACTTCTGTCACTGCCTTGTTCATCGTAATAGCACCAGCCCTTAGTGCCATAGTACGTGAGTCAGAGTCAGCAGAAAAATACAATGACGGTATCTTAGAGTTAACTGCATACCACAGTGCAAGCATTGTCTTACCACCGCCAGGTTGTGCAGCGATCAGGTGCAACTGCGCCTGACGAAACTGCACACCAGCAGCGGTAAGTTGAGGCATGATCTCAGCTAGCGGATGACCAGCAGGAGACTCGACTCCAACAACTTGCAACAGTGAACGCATTACTTAGTCCAGATTGTTTCGGCTTCTACTGCGCCAGGTGCGAACGGCTTAGGTCCCTTGGCTGGGTCGAACCAACCAACATAAGCCTTACCTGCCTTAGATGTACCCTTCTTCTTGGCATACTTGCCACGTCCGTCTGGTAACGCTGGTGCATCTGGGTGTCCGTATGTCCACTCATTGCCATAGCGATCCATCATTACTTCGATAGCTGCTGGTGCTGCTGGTGCAGCCTGTGCTACTGGTGTCTCAGATACTACTGTTGCACCAGGAAATGCGTTAGTAATTACTTCGGTTGAATTGAATTGTGGTGATGGATGTGCAGGTGTTGTTGCCCCTCCACCTTGTAGTGCTTTGATGAATCCAACAGCTGACTTTGCAGCTGCTACATTCTCTACGAACTCGTCGTAGTTGTTTCCTCTTACTGTGAACAAGTCACCGTTAACCTTGATGGTTACGGAGTATGTTGCTTCGTTCATTTGTTTTCCTTTCGGTTGATTGTGTTTAGCGGTATAAACCCAGTTTGTCCCATGGCAGGACATTTGTCAACAAAAGAGCACATGCGACACGAGTCACCAACTGATGGAGGGAAAATACCCTGCATCACCGAATGGTTCATCGCACCAAAAACATAATCAAAATAATCCATAGTGAGGTGATCGAGATTAATGAGATCACCTAGTGTACCTTGGCGTGTCATAAAGAACGCACCATACTTGGGACGTATTCCCATAGTCCTCTCGATACCAGCTGCATACAAGCCAGCTTGGATTGCACCGAACGGAGTCCTAGAACCTGTCTTGTAATCAACGATTACATAGTCTTCCCCTACTTTGTAAATCGCATCAACAATGAATCGTACTGGTGTGCCACCAAAGGTGACATCAGCAGCCCATTCAATTCCAGGACGTCCGTCGGGCATCGTGGCAATTTGCCAGCCAGACGACTCGTACCATTTCATGTACGACTCAACCTGCTTTAACCCATCGCTTTGCCAGAACGCTAGGTCTTCCCCATCAGGTCGCAACGCCGTCTTGCGTCCAGCTGTCTTCCACTCCGAAGAGGGAATACCTGTTTGTTCCTCAGTCTTGAGGACCGAGTCATTAAATACCTCAACCCATCGCTGTGTCAAGTTCATATCATCCATGGTTCTTCTTCTCCCTCGTCTGGCTTAATATAATCTGGGTGGTCTATTGGAGTTGGAGTTGTCATTGGTGCGCCACAGTTGGCGCAGTAGGATGCGGTTGCCCATTGAACTATCTCGTAGTCCATGAACTTAACTTGTACTACCTGCCAGTTAGATCCGCAGTCAAGACACTCATTGCTGGGGATACCGCGCTGGTCAGTCACGTTTTTGTTTAAGGTATAGTTCGTGGTTTAATAGCTCAAGCATTGTGTGAACTGCTGAACCTGCAGCCAGATAGACAGCTGGCTTCTCGGGTAGTTGGACTACCTTGCTTAGGTAATATTTCTGCGGGCAGGATTGCCAGGTCGACAGCTGACTGTAAGACCTATGTGGTGGGAGTTGATTCATAACCCAAGGCTACCACGAAACGCCCTGATTTGCGCCTTAGACACGCCGTCTGCTACCCTCTGAGGGCGGGCAACCGTGGGGCGGAAACTTCAATGAAGGGTGACGACAGTCGCTACAGCTCCCCTGAACCACCAAAGTTTTTTTGGGGGGTAGGGGGGCGTTT